GGGGCAGTGTGGCCACTTCCTTTGCTTTGATCTCCATCTCCAGATGCTCAGAGTCAAAGCTCGTCACTTCAACTGTCTGAACATCCACCTCATCCTTCTGCAGGTCATTCATGAAGCTCCCCCATTGTAAATTCCACTATTGCCCCGATCGGTGGAGTCAAACTGCCTTCCGTTGCTCCAGCGATAGGCTCCATGATCGGGCGCGGCCCACTCGCTCCCCCACTCACGGACTGCGAGGTCTCGCCAAAGGATTGTTCGGGTAACGACTGGTCCGCCAAGATTGTTCTGATTGTAAGCGGCGGGTGGTGGAGTAGTAGCCATAAGGATCTCCTGTTTCGGGGATTATGACGGCATCAGTGCTCTAAGTAAACTCTGGCTCAGCGTATGACGGTTCACTCAAATTTGGAGCTGTAGGCTCCATATCATAGATCCGGGCTGTCGCGTCAATCGCGTCCTTCAGTCCTCCGAATGGAAAATAGTGGAACTGCAACTTAAGTTGGTTGGTCAGATCGTAGATTTCCCCATTCTCGTCCTTCCTCCGAATAGACTGAGAGATCCTGTGCTTGTATCCCGTGTTTAGCATCTGCCTTTGAACCTTTGTCAAGTTCTTCTCATCAGTGGCATAAGGCAAGAATATCTTATGACTCTTCGTATCAGGCACTAGCCTCTGCACCCGATCACTCTTTCCCCCTTCAGTATCTCTTGGCCATTCCAGCTCCACGATCTCAAAGCTAGGACGACCAGGCAACCTCATCTGTTCCTTAAAGTAGTCAAGGTCACTCTGCGCGCCCCAACTCTCATAACCCATCTTAACTCTCTGAACGCCGGTCGCGGTCGACCACTTGATAAACAACTTAGCGAAGTTCTCCCACCGCTCCTGCAAGTCCATCTTATGGTTGTATCCATCTAGCAAGTATTTATTACTTGCATAATCCAGACCAATCACTATCATTGCAGTGCTAGCTGATCCCTTTTTCTTGCTGCGTGCTGGGTCGCACATGATATAAACAGACAGCGTCTGAGGCCTGACTTCGTACACCTGCAGATCTTCTACATTGAACATCCGCGCTTGACCGCTCAAGGGATTCTGCATGTACTGGCAAGCAATATCCGAGTCTGTATTCTTCAGTATCCGCTTATCCCATTCTTTCTGTGTGAAGTAGACCGGCTTCCCATCCTTGGTCCCGGAGTCTGTTGCTGCATAAATCCTAGGCTTCAGCGCTCCACGCTTCATGATCCACTCATAAGTGTCTGCGTAGCTGTACCGTGTCCCGATCATCCACTCTTCTCCTCCAACCACCCCGAGGGATTGAGACAGTGAATAGCTATCAGTCGTCTTCTTTATCTGCTCAGGTGTAGCCACACTCTTATCAGTCACGACGTCATCATAAACTCTAATCTTGTAATGCTTGCCGATCGGTTGTCCATCCACTAATCCACTCGCTTCAACTGTGGCCTCTTTCGGATTCCCGCTCCTCCGCACTATGATCCCGCCATCCACACTCCACCGAGGCGCTTGCTGCGCGGGCTTATCCCACAAGATATCAGGAAAGACAGCCTTCAGCCGGGTATTGCTTTCCAGTTCCATCTTAATCTGCCTCAAGAAGTCAGAGGCTATAGTGTTCACGTGCGAAAAGATCCCGATAGTCACTTCAGGATCTTGCAGTATCCTCTGTATCGACCCACCGAAGGTAATGATTGTCGACTTGTAATGCTCCCGCGCCCACAAGTCAATATACCCACTCGGCGCTTTCTCTACCTCCCTGCACCTGTCATAGATCCAAGGATGCAGCATATCCTTTCTTCCGCACATCTGCACAAGCAAGAAGTATCGGTCCAGGATAGCCAGGGCTCTTACCCCCGCCATATCCTTCCCCCCATCAGTAATCTGATCCCAGGCTTTGAAGAGTTCAGCCCCGAACGGCAAGTCCAGGGTGGCAAGATAGCTCAATCTATTGTTGAGCCGTTATACGCGGTACGCTTTTGATAAGCGACGTCAGTCACTAAATGGTCCTCCAACTTCTCCGCCATCTCCTTATTCGGCGTCCTGGAGATCATCGCATCCAACTCATACGACCCCGTTAAATCCGAGGTCTTCTTCCACTCACCCGGGCAGCATACGTGATTAGTGTACGTTTTTGGCTTCCGCATCTGAATACTCCTGTAGTTTAGTTTCAGAGATCAAATTAGTCATGGTCGGGCTCTCCAGCTTTTTCGTAGCCAGAGCCAATAACTGATCCGGGGTCATCACAGCCACAGACAAAGGAGTACCATCCGAATTCTCCAACGTCGTCGCCACTCTGTCTCCATACAATTTAGGCAGCATCTTAGACAGAATCCATTTCCTGGTATCCACCTTCAAACGGGACCGCGAGGTGAACTCCGAGTTCTGCCGGACCGTCCCGTCCTCATTGATTACCACATCCCCAGAACTGTCATCGGCAATCTGCAGCAACTCGTCCGCCATCAACCTATACCCAATATCCCTCGCCGCGGAATACCTTGCCCCAATCCTCTGTGGATCCGCTGCCAACCAAGAAATATAAACAGAAGGCAACACTTTGAGCTCTGGGGGCAACAACTTACAAGCCGTCGCTAGGCCGTTCCCCTCCGCTAGTAAGGGTATAAGAGCATCCGTCACAGCATGGCGGATAGGATCATCAACTCCAGTAGGTCGGTTCCTCTCTGGGTTAATTACTTTCCTAAGTTTATTCTGGGGGCTTCTTTTTTGTACAGTAGGCATACCTGAACTATACACTAGTTCCTAAATCTGTAAATAGGGAAAATAGGGAAAATAGGGAAAAATAGGGAAAAATAGGGGATGCCGAAAATTTTTTAGACAGTAATTCATAGAAGGTCCGGGATTTTTATTAGTCACGGAGAAAGGGGGGCCTCGAATTTATACAGAAGGGGGGCGCTAAATTCCTACAGAAGTGGGGCACTAAATTCCTACAGAAGTGGGACACAGTCCACTCTGGGTTCGTCCTCGTCTGATAAAACGTGGAACCCCCAGAACCCAGAAATTGGGTTTCCCTTGAGCGAACAGTCCTGACCCAGATCAGGGTCTACCCGACCCCCTGACGTCGGCGGGCGCCTACTAACATACCACTAGCAGGCAGGCGCCTACATCCCGGGCTGTTGCTGGCCTATCCCCCCTGCTCGGTGCCTCGGTGCCGCACTCGGTGACTCGGTGCCGCGGCACCGAGATCTATAGGCATTTCCGCGTTCTCGGTCGGTGACTCGGCCTCGGCACCCCTGGGGGATGAGGCCGAGTCACCGACCGAGAACGCACCGCTGCCTCGGCCTCCATTCATGCTGAAGACATGAAGTGGAGGCACGATGGTCAGGCGGCACGTGGCAAGCTTTCCGAAAAACCTTCGGCTCGGTGACTCGGCCGAGTCACCGAGCCGAGTCACCGAGGCACCGAGAACGTAAACTGATCCTCGTCGGTTCTCGGCGTGCCAGGAGTTGGCTCTTACCGACAGTGTTTGTGCATCATTATCCTATATGAATCGAGGGGCCTGCAGCCAGGAACTCAATGAGTCAACTGAGCATCCTTCAGCCAGGAACTCAATGAGTCAACTGAGCATCCTTCAGCCAGGAACTCAATGAGTCAACTGAGCGTCCTGCAGCCAGGAACTCAATGAGTCAACTGAGCATCCTGCAGCCAGGAACTCAATGAGTCAACTGAGCATCCTGCAGCCAGGAACTCAATGAGCCAACTGAGCGTCCTTCAGCCAGGAACTCAATGAGCCAACTGAGCATCCTGCAGCCAGGAACTCAATGAGCCAACTGAGCGTCCTTCAGCCAGGAACTCAATGAGCCAACTGAGCGTTTTCAAAGAAAATCACTAATTAAAGTGTAACAGTTCACGATGTTCGGCTATATGCCTGAAAGTCATGAAAACCTTTATATATAGATATTCATATAAAAACACTGCTTATTAAACGGCCCGTATTGTTTTAAACGCTCGCTATTCAATTAGTATCTTTCCTAAGGCCAATGCCTTGGCCACTGCCCGAACGCGGCGTCTAGGGGCCATTCCGGATGGCACTAGTTTGGTGCGTTATTTAGCAATCTATTACATATTAATTAGTTGTTCTTCGGTATTTAATGAGTACTTATGGTAGAGACGCGCAGGAGCGCATCACGCGTTCGTAAGTGATCGAATAAACAGTACGGGCCGTTTATTTGACAGTCAAATTATTTTTAAACTGTTACAATTTAAATAGTGATTTTCTTTGAAAACACTCACTTATTTATATATAATCAACTCGTGCCGATGAAAAAGGCACTTGATTAGCACCCTTTAACCCTAATGCACTGAAAGGCATATCATGACTAAAATCTCTTCCAACAAAGTCCTCGAGGCTTTCCATAGCCAAGAGGAACAACTCAGCGTCAACGAAATCGCTGAACGCCTCATGCTCTCTTCCTCCCGCGTTCGTGAACCCC